GCCATTGTGAGGACACTGAGGCCAATGAGGCCAGAGTGAACTATTGTTGACCCACTGTTAACCACTATGAGCCACGGTTACCCCTCGGTCATAGACAATATGTCCCATATGAGCCAATATGGAGACCTAAGGACTATTGTGGGCCAAAGAGTCTCCTTGATTACCCCTGGCCTATGTGGTTCTAGGGGGTGTGCAAATAAAACACGGGTACATTATATATTTATAAATTACATCCTTGATCTAACCTTAAGTTAAAGAGGTATCCTGGAGGCCCTTAAGGTGCCATATTTAGAATATATTTAATCATATAAAAAAAGGGGTCAATTATGTATCACTATATGTAAGGTAACAACGTATTTAGCCTAAACTCAGCTACTAGAGACATAATTGATCTAGTTTGGTCTATATCTACCATAAAGATATATCTTTGATACAGATACGCTAAGGTAACACTGGAAGGGTAAGGGGTGGTTTAAAGAGTTAAGCTAATATACTAAGGATACATTGAGGATACATTATGATATTGTGGTAACCCCTTACCCTTTTAGGATACCTAGTATCTTTAGAATGGATAGTAGTAACCTTTCTGGCCTACATGGCTACCCCGTGGGGATAACCACAATGGGTCCTTGACTCGTTCAACAACTAATTATTTGCGTATACAGGAGGAAGTTATGGCAGATACTAAAAATAAACCGCCGATAGATAAACGTAACGGAAAACCTCATAAAGGCGCAGAGAATTTAAAATCCTGGAAACCAGGACAAAGCGGTAATCCGAAAGGTAGGCCTACTGGGGCTTTAGGAGCTAAAGGCAAATTAAAAAGAGATTTGCAAGTTATGAAATGGATGCAAGAAGACCCAGAGCTAGCTGAGTTAGTAGAGTCTTTGGATAACACCGAAATGTTTGAGGCATTAAAAAATACGGCTTTTGCTATTTATGCTAATGATCCAACAGATATGACTAAGTACGATAGAGCGTATAAAGCTGTTGCCGAAGAAAGAGAGTATTCAGAAGGTAAAAAGATTAGGCAAGAAGTAGATTCAAGAGTTACGCAAGTATCAGAAATGACTATTGAAGAGCTAGAAGCCGAGCTGGCTGATGTTACTGATATAGATCCAGAAGATTTAGATCCTCCCGAAATTAACGCACAAGCAGAAGGTAGTGATTTTAAAAAATCTAAAGAATGAAAAAAATTAGCATATTATTAGGAGTTTTTATGGCAATATTATCAAAAACAGGGGCAAACCCAGGTATATTGTCTAGTCCGCCAGAAAATAATATGGGAATAGATAATTTGTATAAAGCTTTTAGTGGCGCTGAAACAGAAGCTTTTAGTAATCCTTGGATAAGAACTACGTTTAGAGAAGCCGAAGGCGGGTCAACTGCATTTGGTCCTGTGCAATTAACTGGAAATTTAGTAAAAAATTATTTATTAAACAAACCAGAAATAATTGAAGATAAAGATTTCGCTAATAGGTATTTAATGAATGCTAGAAAGTTTGCAGAGCATGGTAATAATAAAGGCAAAATACCTCATTTTAATCCAGACTATGATTATGGGGGCCAAGGTGGCTTAACTACCGAGGCTGATTATGAGGGGTACTCAAAATTATCTAAAGCAATTATGAACGATTTATGGGCTAAAGCCAAAACAACAGATAAACCCCTAGAAAATATGATTAAGTATTGGAGATGGGGGGAAGGTTCGGACAAATCAAGGAATGATGATCCAGAATACTTTAAACGATTTTTTAAACATTTAGGAGCGTAACATGGAGAACATAATAGGTTTTATTATATTCGCAGCAGTGGCAGCTTTTGCATTTAGAAAGCAATTAACGCCTTTTTACAATAAATATTTTGGAGACAAAAATGACTAACTTGCTTTTAACTGATGTAACCTCGGGTGCATACCCAGAAGTAACGCCAGCAACTGATTCAGCGTGGAGTGCGGTAATTCCAGCATCGCCTGCTGAGCAATCTATTACTGTTCCTGCAGGAGCACAATTTGCTAAGTTTACTTCCGATGCAAATTTTTATGCTACATTTGACGGATCTACAGTAGCTGTACCGGGTAATTCCGCAGCATCTGCCGCATCTGTTTCTGTTCTTAACCCAAGCGTTAAGCACATTAGATCAGTACCCACAATTAAGTTGAACGCTACAGGGCTAGCACACGTTACTGTAGAATTTTTTAAATAAGTAAAAACTCGGGGGTTAGGAGACTAGGCCGGAGGATTTTTTAATCAAAAGGAGTTAATATGTTAGAAAAAATAAAAAATGGCGCAGACGCCGCAATAGACGTAGGTATCAAGTTAATCAGCTTGTCAATTGTGTTACAAATTATCTTTGGACCGAAGGTAGCCTTTTTAACAGGAGACGTAATTACTTCTATACTTAATATAGTATGGACATTAGGTAACGCTGGACTAGCAGGAATTATTGCTGCTGGTATAATCTGGAAATTACTAGACAAAGACATAACGAGTGAATTGTCTAAGTAGCTAAGAAAAACTTGGGTCCCTCCGAACGGTGACGGTTGGCATCAGCCCGAGTAACCAACCACCTAATTTAAAGCTATTATCATATGAACTAGAGGGTAATTATGGATAAAAATAGTAATGAATACAAATTAAAATTAGCTAAAGAAATAGAATTGCGTAAAGCTATTGCTATAAAAAAGAAAGATTTAGAATATAAAGCTGACTTTAAAAAGTTTTCAGAAGATCGGTTAAAAATAATAACCAAAAATGCTGCGCAAGGTTATATACCTTTTAAATTTAATTTAGCGCAACAAAAAATACATGACGCAGTTGAAAAACAGCTAAACACAAAAGGCAGAGTAAGGGTGCTAATTTTAAAGGCCCGACAACAAGGTATATCTACGTATACAGCAGGAAGAGTATTTTGGAAAACTTTGTATACACCTTATACCCGGTCGGTGGTGCTAGCGCACGATAGCGCAACATCTGATGCTTTATTTACAATGAGCAAACAATTTATTGAAAGAATGCCAAATAATACAGCTCCTGAGTTAGTTAAATCTAACGCAAAAGAAATTAAATTTGCGCATAATGACTCAGGGTTTAGGTTGTACACAGCGGGTTCACCTGAGGCCGGAAGAGGCACAACACCAACAATTTTACATTGTTCAGAAGTAGCTTTTTGGCAAAATCAAGAAAAAATTCTAGCTGGTCTATTCCAAGGGGTTTCTAGCGCTGACGGCACTGAAATAATTTTGGAATCTACAGCTAATGGCGCTTCAGGCTCTTTTTACGAAATGTGGAAAAAAGCAGAGCAGGGCTTAAATGATTATGTTCCGGTATTTTTGCCATGGCATATGACATCAGAATACGCCATGGAATCACCAAAAGATTTTGTAAAAACTAAAGAAGAGGAAGCATTAGCTGAATTATATAATTTAACTAATAACCAACTTTATTGGAGACGAATGAAGATTGGTGAATCTGGCGCAACAAAATTTGCTCAAGAATACCCCGCAACCTCTGAAGAAGCGTTTCAAGTATCAGGCGCAAATGTATTTGATATTGAAAAAATTGAAAAATTAAAAATTGAATCTGCTACAAGCATAAGAAGTTTTAATCCTAAAATGATGTCTTGGGACGAACAAAAAGAAGGGCATCTTGAAATATGGGATGCACCCAGCTTTAACGAAAAATATATAATTGGAGCTGATGTTGCGCTTGGGGTAGGGCAAGACTATAGCGCGGCGGTAGTTATGAATTCAAAAAGAGAAGTAGTTGGTTTATACCGCAATAATAGAATAGATCCTTCTGCTTTTGGTAAAGAATTATTTTATTTAGGACGTTATTTTAATAACGCACTTTTAGCTGTTGAATCTAATTCAATGGGTGTAGCAACTCTTCAAAAGCTAAAAGATATGAATTACGTTAATATGTACTTTCAAACAAAGATTGCTAACATTTCAAATGAAGAAGGAATAAGGCTAGGCTTTAGAACAACTAGTGCTTCTAAACCTGCTATCATAGGCAACTTAAAAAACTGGTTATTTGAAGAAGAATTAGATATCAAATCTTCAATAATTACTCAAGAATTAAAAGATTACTTATCTGATGATAGAGGCTCAACTGGCGCAAGTCCGGGATGTTTTGATGATTCCGTAATGGCTTTAGCTATTACTTGCGAAGTTTATCGAACACACATTGATAGGTTGACAAATGATAGAGTAGGGTTTGGTAATATGTATATACCAGAAACTAATAACAATTGGATTTAGGAGACATTATGTCGAAAAAAATTAATAAGGTAACAGATGAAGAGCTAACGGGTCTCATTAATGACGCTATTCATCAATCAGTAGGCTCATTTTCTGATGGTTCTGAAATATCAGAAGCTAGAGAAGAATCTATTGATTACTATACCCAACAGCCAAGAGGCAGATTAGAGCCAATGGGCGTTTCTCAAGTTGTATCATCAGATACTGTAGAAATTGTAGATTCGTATTTAGCAGTTATTTCAGAATTAATGTTAAGCAATGGAAAAATAGCTAAATTTAACCCGATGGACCCAACACAATCTAAAGCTGCAGGCATAGCTTCAGATGTTACTAATCATTGCATTTTTGTTAAAAATAATGGCTGGGTAGAGCTAAATACTTGGATTAAAAGTGCTTTGCTATTTAAAAATTCTACTATTCGTTGGAAATGGGCAGAGTCTTCTGAATATAAAGTAGAAGAATACGAAAATATAACTACAGCCCAACTTGATGTAATAACTGCAGAAAATGATATAGAAATTATTGAATTAATAACGGCATCTGAAGTAATTGACGGTGAAGAAATTGAATATTATGAATTAGCTAAGATTAGACGAAAAGTAGATACGTCAAAAATAGAGCTAGAAAATATTCCGCCCGAGTCATTTATGATTAATCGCACAGCTACTTCAATAGCTAATTCAACATTTGTAGGAATTCAAACCGAAGTGTCTTTATCTGATCTTCGCGCGCAAGGATTTGATGTATCAGATGATTTAGCCACCGAAGGCTCAGAAAATTTTGCAGGATTAAAAGGAAATTATGGTGAAAGTGCCAACAGACAATCAATTAATAATGTTTGGGTAGGCGAAGAAGAAGATATTTTAGGCGCCGCTAACAGAGAAATTACTGTTAACGAAGTCTGGATGAAGATTGACAGAGATGGCGATGGTATCGCTGAGTTGAAAAGGTTTATAGTGGCCGGTGACGAGATTTTATTAGAAGAGTATGCAGATAGTATACCTCTAGCTAATTTAAATCCCATCGAGATTCCGTATGCCTTTTACGGGTTGTCTATAGCAGACGTAACTCGGTCAGCTACAGAGATTAAAACGGCTATTACTCGAGGTATGGTAGAAAATGTATACTTGACAAATTATGGTCGAGTTCTTGCAGATCCCAACACGGTAGATTTCCGTGCACTTCAGAGTCCCGAACCTCACCAGATTATTCCTACTAATGGTAGTCCAGTTGCTGCAGTGCAACCGATTACTCCGGATTCTCTGTCACCCTCAACGTTTTCTTTGTTAGAGTTTATGAACAATGAAAAAGAGCAGGCAAGCGGTATGACGCGCGCAGCTCAGGGTGTAAATGAAAAGCTATTTGATTCAGGTAACTCAGCAGGCAAAGTTGCACAAGTGCAGGCAGCTTCACAAAAGCGTATTGCTTATGTTGCGCGTAGATTTGCTGAAACAGGTTTTAAAGATTTGTGCCGTGGTGTTTATAGTTTAATACTAGAAAATGCGGATGCAATTATGAAAGATTTTTCATACTACGGCGTTACGCCTAAAGATATGATGCCTATTGAACATTGCACTGTAGATATAGATGTTGGCCCAAATAGTAAAGCTAATACTCAAGAAAATATGATGATGTTAGCTACGCAAGTTATGCCAATGTTGTATCAAGCTCCAGAAACTAAAAGCATTATTAATCCTGCTTCAGGATTTAATATTGCTAAACAGTTAATGGACTCAATTGGCGTTGAAAACTGGACCGATTTTATTGTTGATCCGTCAACACCTCAAGGCCAACAGCAAGCACAAGCCGTAGCTCAGCAACAGCAAGAAGCAAGCGCTGATGCACAAAAAGAGCATGAAGTAGAGCAACAAAAACTTATGCTAACTTTACAAAAACAAATGGCCGATATTCAAAAGAAGCAAGCTGATATGGAACTTGACAAAGCTAAATTTGAGCATATGGTTGCCAAAGACAAAGCAGAAATTGCTTTAGAAATACAAACAGGCAAACCTACTAAAATTGGTAATTAATTCATAAAACGGAGGTTAAATGGATACAATAGAGCTAGGAGCTCATGCAAAAATGATTATAAGTAACAAAGCTTATAATTTAATATTTGAAAAAGTTAAAGAAAAATATTTAATGGCATGGAGTCAAACAGGTTCACATCAAACAGAACTACGAGAAACTATTTATAATACTGTTGTAGCCCTAACTGATGTAAAAAAAGAAATAGAGTCGTTAGCAGTTGCTGGCGACAATGAAACATTCAAAAAAGAACAGGAGGATCTAAATGGATGAATTTACACTAAGTGACTTGGAAATGTTCAAGTTAGAAGAAAGAAATATATTACGTGAAATGCGCGGAGCAACAGGCCGCGGCGGACACGGTCCCGTTATTAGGCAACTACTCGAAAAACTTACTTCAGTGCAAGTTCTTATTGCGCGTGTTGAAGGTATAATTGAGCGTGAAACTAAAAAACAGGATGTTAAAAAGGTTACTAAGGCGGCAGCACCTACTAAAAAAGCTGCTGCTAAATAAAGAATAATCTATAGGAGGATTATATTATGTCAGAGAATTTAGAAACTACCCAAACAAACAGTGAGGATGTTAATATAAATTTAGTTGATGAAGATGTAATGTTAGAAGGTCTAGCGGACGAGTTTTTTGGTGACGAACCAGAAGAAAATCTATCCAACGAAGATATTGATAACGAAGTGGAGGAAGCAGCAGAGAGTGATGAAGCTGAGGCGCCCGAGACTGAACTATTAGAAGAAGAAAGTAGTGATGATAATTTAGAAACCGAAGAAGAAGAAGAAATTGAAGAAAATTCAAATGATTCTGAAGAAACGGAAGATGATACTGAAGAATTAGACATGGAGTACGAAATACCAGTTAAAGTTGATGGTAAAGAATACACTGTGGCTATGGCTGAACTTATTAAAGGTTATCAAACTGCTCAAAGCTCTAACAAGAAATCCATTGAAGCCAGTGCACAGCTAAAAGAAGCTAAAGTACTTGCAGAAGAAGCCACTTCGCTTAAAGCTCAAAATGCCGAGTTACTTACCAGAGAAATTGATAGTGACGCATTACAGCTAGAGGCGTATGATCGAAAAATACAGCAATTAATAAGTGACGACGATATGTTTGAATTGCCTAAATGGCAAGAAGCTAGGCGTAATAAAGCTAAACAGCTTGAAAATAGAAGAAAAGAGGCAACGCGTCTTGCAGACGAAGCCCATTCCGAAAAAATTCAAGCGGAAACAGCTAAATTACAAGCAAGCAAAGAGCAAGCTATATTGGAATTAGACAGGGACATACCAGGCTGGCAAGATAGCTACGAAGCCGTAGTTAACTGGGCGGTAAAAGACTTAGGTTTTCCTGAGTTTGCAAATGTTATAGACCCTAAAATTATTGCGTTAATGTACGATTATAAAGCTTTAAAAGACAGTAAAAAAGTTGCTGTCCAAAAACGTAAAAAGGCTCCTACTAAAAGTGTTAAGGCAACTAAGCCTGTAAGCAAAAAGGCTAAAACTAATGAGAAAGAAAATGAGTTACGCAAAAAAGTCTTATCCGGAGAAGCTACAGAAAATCAAACTGATTCTTTTTTAGCGGGAATGGTAGACGGAATGTTTGACAATTAATCTTTCTTATCTCTTAACAATTGTAATATTTTATAGGAAGAATTAAAATGGCAATATTTAGAACGGAAGATACCAAGGGTAAAAAGGAAGACTTGGCATCTTTTATAACTATGATCACTAGAGACGAAACTCCGTTTTTGTCTTCTATTGGCAATAAAAAGGCTACGGCAGTCTTTCATGAGTGGCAAACTGATGAGCTAGCCGCGCCTGCTGCAAACGCTCAAGCTGAAGGTTCAGACTTTTCGGCATCAGCTGTTGCAAATATTAGCACAGTTCGTGCTGGTAACTACTCGCAAATCCTTACTAAGCATATCCAAGTGTCCAAGACTCTTGATAGTGTTTCTAAAGCTGGGCGCAATTCAGAATTTGCGTACCAAATGAAGAAAAAAGGTACTGAGCTTAAGCGTGACTTAGAGCATGCGTTAGTTGGTTCGCGCCAAGTAACTAATGGCTCTGGAGCAGCTGATGGTGTTGGTGCTAACGCTGGCCGTACTATGGCTGGATACCAAGCATGGGTCCCCGCGTATAATACATGGGACGTTTCTGCAGGAACTCCGGCATTTGCTTCAGGCTCGCACGCAGCCGCTACTGGCGCTGCTGCAGGTCTTACAAGTGCTGCTGCTACTGCTGGTACTCACTCACTTGCTTTAAGTGATGTTGACGAAGTAATGCAAAGAGTTTACGAAGAAGGTGGAAAGGCAACAGTACTTATGATGTCTCCAACTCAAAAACGTAACTTCTCTGCTTTGGCTCAAGCTGTCACAGGAACTCGTCGTAACTTAGACGAAAAAGGTTCAATCAGACAATCTGTTGAATTATACGAAAGTGATTTTGGCTTAGTAAAAGTTGTACCTAACTACATTCAAGGTCTTGCTAGTAGCGTAGACAAGAGTGATGGACTTGGTGGAGCTACAGATGTTCTTGTTTACGATCCAAGCTGGTGGTCAATGGCTACTTTACGTCCTTTGCACACAGCTGACGTTGGTACACAAGGTGATAGCACAACTGCTATGATGATTGAAGAAACTACTTTAGAATGCAGAAACACATTTGCATCTGGAATGATTTCTGGAATCGGCACAATTGTAGCGTAAGTAATATTCGCACAAAATATAGGTGGCCCTTCGGGGCTGCCTTTATTTAAATGTATTGTACTAATATGTTTAAGTAAAGGTATTTAACCTTAAATCGGAGAATTAAAATGAGTAATTTTATTAAAGATGCATATGGCAAAAATGGCGAATTTAGGGCTACGCAAGATGTATCGGCTTATTTAGACTACGCTTCTAAATCAAGAGCAGCAGCAAAAAGTATGTTTGCTAATCAAAAACAAAATTTTAGGTCATTTGCTATTATTCCAGATATAGTAGCTGTAGATATAAAAACTAAATTTAACTTAGATGTACACGACCCAGAAAATAGTGCTAATGAGCTGCAAAAAATTAGAAACATAGTTATACAAAACTACCCTCAATTATTGACGGGTAATATTATTAAAAACCCAGGGAGATAAATTATGGCAGCAGTAACTAACCAAGCTACGCTACGAACAACCCTAGCAGATTGGCTAAACCGCTCTGACTTGACAAATACACAATTAGATCAGTTTATTGAAATGGGAGAAGCTAAAATATATGAATTATTAAGAGTTCCCGCTTTAGAAAAAATAACTCTTTTTACTGTTACAAATTCTCGCATTACTATTCCTTCAGATTTTGTTGAACTAATTGAAATTAGAAAAACAGGTGTAGGTTCGTGTAGTGTTAACCCAACTGTTAATACAACACCGGCTTTGTGTGCAACTGCCGATGGAATATGGACAAGTACAAGTGATAATGACGATATTATTTTAAATAGAACTGACACCAGAAATTTATTTAGTTCAAATAAACATTCTATAAGCAATTCTTTTGCTCGAGATGGAGGGGAATTTGTAATAACGGATGCTTCTGGCAATGTTAATGCTTCTGGCCCTTACAGACTTAGATACTATAAAGTAGATAATGCTATTGGGGCCCTTTATACTAATGGAGAGGTGTTTAGGTCAACAAGCGCATTTTGCACAGCTTTAAAAAGGCAATCAAATAACGCCGCTGGGGCCACGTATGCCGCTTACTCTCCTTCTAATGGATTTGGTGATTGTACAATTAACCATGCAGATGTAGAAAAAGACAGTTGGCTACTAAATGATTACGAAATAATTTTATATGCCGCCTTATCAATAGGATCAGCATATTTAGGAAATGACGAAGATGCCGCAAAGTTTACAAATATGTTTATGCAACAAATAATGGCTACAAATGCAAGAGCTAACAATGCGGAATTAAAAGGTGCAAATGTGCAAATGCGTCTTCCGGGATTTCAAGGTTTATAATTAGGGAGATACACTATGGCAAGAAATTCATTTTATGATGGAACAGAAGTCGATGAAGAATTAATTGCAAATGCAAGTGAAGACGCGCGTTTAGCCGGAATTTCGGCAACAGCTTCAGCTTCAAGTGCAACTGCAGCAGCGGCATCTTTAGATTCATTTGATGACAGGTATTTAGGAGCTAAATCTTCCGCACCTTCAGTAGATAATGACGGAGATGCTTTAGTTTCGGGCGCTTTATATTGGAATACATCTTCTAATCAAATATACGCTTGGACAGGATCTGCCTGGAGCGCAATTAAACCCACAACAGCAGAGCAAGCAGATATTGTTGCAGTAGAAAATATTAAAGCTAATGTAACTACAGTAGCAGGTGTAGCAAGTGACGTTACAACTGTTGCTGGTATATCAAGCGATGTTGCAGCAGTAGAAGATATTAAGGCAAATGTAACTACAGTAGCAGGAATATCTAGCAATGTAACTAGTGTTGCAGGAATATCTGCTAACGTAACAAGTGTTGCAGGTAATGCAAGTAATATTAATGCTGTAGTATCTAATGCATCTAATATTAATGCAGTTGCTGCAGATGCTACAGATATAGGAGCTGTTGCAGGTAAAGCTACAGAAATTGGAAGATTAGGTACAGCTGATGCAGTTGCAGATTTAGCTATATTAGGCACAACTGATGTTGTAGCAGATATGAATACTTTAGCTACAGCAGATATAGTAGGCGATTTAAATACTTTAGCTACAGCTGATGTTGTATCAGACATGAATGCGTTAGCAGTAAATAGTGTTATAACTAACATGGGAACAGTAGCCGGTATATCTAGTAATGTAACAACTGTTGCAGGTATATCTAGTAATGTAACTAGTGTTGCAGGCAATGCTTCTAATATTAATTCAGCAGTATCTAATGCTTCTAACATTAATGCTGCAGTAGCTAATGGTAGTAATATTACTGCTGCTGTTAATAACGCAGCCAATATAAACACAGTTGCAGGTAGCAATACAAACATTAATACTGTTGCCGGTTCTATAGCAAACGTTAACACAACTGCAACAAATATAGCAGGTGTTAATAGTTTTGCAGACAGATGGCGTGTAGCTAGTTCCGCACCAACATCTTCTTTGGATGAGGGCGATTTATATTTTAATACAACTAACGATACTGTTTTTCATTATAACGGTTCTGCTTGGGTTGCAATAGCAACACATTCGGTAGGTGACGGTGGTCTTACTACTAATGATTTTACTAATGCAGACCATAGTAAATTAGATGGTATTGAGGCAAGTGCTACAGCCGATCAAACTAATGCTGAAATTAAAACAGCTATTGAGGCTGGCTCAGACATAGCGTTAGCAGGTAATCCTACAACAACTACACAAAGTGCTAATAACAATTCAACTAGAATTGCTACGACTGCTTATACAGATTCAGCTATTGCAGCTTTATCTGATTCAGCACCGTCAACACTTAACACGCTAAACGAATTAGCTGCAGCATTAGGTGATGATGAGAATTATGCAACAACTACAACTAATGCTATTGCTACAAAAGTTCCACTAGCAGGTGGCACTATGACAGGAGCATTAACACTAAGCGGTAATCCTACAGCAACAAATCATGCTGCAAATAAAGCATATGTTGATACACAGGTTGCAGCAGTACCAGACGCAGTTGCTATGGCAATTGCTCTCGGATAACATAGGAAATAGAAATGGCAAATACATTCAAATTAAAAACAAAAGCTAACGTAGACGCTTCATTAGTAACCGCATATACAGTACCGGGTTCAACAACGGCTGTTATTATCGGTTTAACTATTGCTAATGTTAAAGGTGCATCTATTACAGCTGATGCACAAATAGTAACGGCTTCTTCTTCGGGAGAAAATGCAGATGATGTATATGTCGTTAAGGCTGTACCGTTACCAGCAGGATCGTCAATAGAGATTATGTCAGGTAACAAAATTATATTAGAGGCTGGAGACGTAGTTAAAGTTGGAGGCTCTACAACTAATTGTTTAGACGCTATACTTAGCATTATGGAAATTACATAGGAGATATACAATGCCTTATATAGGAAAACAACCAGCAAACGTACCTGTTACAGCTGACGATATCCCTAATGATAGTATCACAGCAGCTAAGATTGTAGACGCAGCTATAACAATAGATGACATTGGACCTAATGCAGTAGGCAATTCTGAAATGGCTGATGATGCAATTGGTCTTAATGAATTAAGTGCAACAGGCACAACTAATACTTCTACATTTCTTAGAGGTGACAACTCATGGG